ATATAAAACAAAGCGTTATTAATCAAAACAATAGGCTTAAAAAATGGAACTATGGGTATAATAAAGACCATGATATGGTTGTTATTAGTAAAAATGGAAAGATTGGTGAAGTCATTGAAATCCAAGATTTAAAAATAGCATTACCTTTAATAGAAACAACTTATTCTAGATCTTCAAAAAAAGAGGATCAATACTGGGAAAAAATACCATATCCTAAAGAATTAGAAAAAATAAAAAATGTATTTGATTGGAATAAATATCCTGATCATTTCAAGGAAAAATGGTATGATTATGTAGATACAGAATTTAAAAGAAGAGACGAAGGTATATTCTTTAATAATAATGGTATTGCAACTTATATGACAGGTACGCATTATATGTACTTGCAATGGAGCAAGATAGATGTAGGTGCGCCAGATTTTAGAGAATCAAATAGATTATTCTTTATATTTTGGGAAGCATGCAAGGCAGATACTAGATGTTATGGAATGTGTTATTTAAAAAATAGACGTTCTGGATTTTCATTTATGTCCTCTGCCGAATTGGTTAACCAGGCTACAATATCTAGTGATTCTAGATTTGGTATATTATCAAAATCAGGATCTGACGCTAAGACTATGTTCACCGATAAGGTGGTGCCGATATCATTAAACTATCCTTTCTTTTTTAAACCTATCCAAGATGGTATGGATAGGCCTAAAACAGAATTAGCTTATAGAGTACCCGCGTCAAAGTTCACAAGAAGAAAACTTGACAATAATGAAAACCCAGAAGATATTGAAGGATTAGATACTACAATTGACTGGAAAAATACGGGAGACAACTCTTATGATGGAGAAAAGTTAAAACTTTTAGTACATGATGAAAGTGGTAAATGGTTAAGACCCGATAATATTTTAAATAACTGGAGGGTTACCAAAACTTGTTTAAGATTAGGTAGTCGTATTATTGGTAAATGTATGATGGGTTCTACTTCTAATGCTTTAGACAAAGGGGGAGACAATTTTAAAAAACTTTATTACAATTCTGATGTTACAAAAAGAAACCGCAATGGACAGACTAGTTCAGGATTATATAGTTTGTTCATACCTATGGAATGGTCGTACGAAGGATTCATTGACACTTATGGGATACCTGTATTCGATACGCCAAGAAAAGCAATTAAAGGCGTCGATGGAAATGAAATAGAATATGGAGTAATAGAGCATTGGCAAAACGAGGTTGATGGTTTAAAGAACGATCAAGACGGATTAAACGAATATTATCGTCAATTTCCAAGAACAGAGCAGCACGCATTTAGAGATGAAGCAAAACAATCTTTGTTTAATCTTACAAGGATATATGAACAGATAGATTACAATGATGATCTAAAAAATTCTAACGTTGTAACAAGAGGAAGTTTTCAATGGCTTAATGGAATTCAAGATACCGAAGTTGTATTCTACCCTAATAAAGATGGTAGATTTTTAATTTCGTGGATCCCACCTAAACATATGCAAAACCGCGTAATAATAAGAAATGGGTTGAAATATCCAGGCAATGAACATACCGGAGCATTTGGTTGTGATAGTTATGATATTTCAGGAACAGTAGACGCAAGTAGAGGTTCTAACGGAGCATTACACGGGCTTACTAAATTTTCAATGGAAGATGTCCCACCAAATCATTTGTTTCTAGAGTACATTGCAAGACCTCAAACGGCTGAAATATTTTTCGAAGATGTGTTAATGGCTTTACATTTTTATGGAATGCCTATACTGGCAGAAAATAACAAACCTAGATTGCTTTACTACTTAAAAAGAAGAGGCTATAGAGGGTATTCAATGAATAGACCAGACAAGGTTTGGAATAAATTATCTCCAGCTGAAAAAGAAATTGGGGGAATACCAAACTCATCACAAGACATATTACAAGCACATGCTTCAGCTATTGAAACGTTTATAGAAAATAACGTTGGATTTAATAATAACTCATACGGCACTGTATATTTCCAAAGAACATTAGAGGACTGGGCAAGATTTAATATTAACAATAGGACTAAGCACGATGCGTCCATTAGTTCCGGTTTAGCAATAATGGCATGTAATAAACACTTGTATGTGCCGACTACCCCTTATGAAAAACCTAAAGCAATATTAGGTATCAAAAAATATAATAATAGCGGATATAGTTCAAAAATAATAGAATAAATGGTTTATACAAATACTAATAGTTCATTCCCAAGTCAGGTAGTACCGGACGAAGAAAAACAAAGCTTAGAATATGGATCTGCTGTAGGTAACGCTATAGAGAATGAATGGTTTAATGGCAATGGAGGAGCTGGTAATGTTGGTGGTCTTATGGGCGGCGGAGTACCTGGAAATAGGTGGGGAAACAACTGGCAATACTTTCACATGCTACGACTATATGCTCGTGGCGAACAGCCAGTGCAAAAATATAAAGATGAGTTATCTGTAAATGGAGATTTGTCTTATTTGAATATAGATTGGAAACCTGTGCCTGTAATATCTAAATTTGTAGATATTGTTGTTAATGGTATATCAAGCAAATCATACGAAATAAAAGCAACAGCGCAAGATCCTTATTCTGTGCAAAAGAAAACAAGGTATACTAAAGGTCTTCTTAGAGATATGATGGCTAAAAAGTTTTTAGATAATATGCAAAGTACTTTGGGTATTAATTTATACAATACTCCAAATCCAGAATCATTACCTGAAGATCAAGAAGAATTAGATTTACATTTACAGTTAAACTATAAGCAAGCAGTAGAAATTGCTGAGGAAGAGTTAATAAATAATTTCTTGGATAATAACAAATATGATTTAATAAATAAAAGATTAAATTATGATTTAACAGTTATTGGCATTGCAGCAGCTAAAACAAGTTGGAATCCTTCAAATAGTATTTGCATCGACTATGTAGACCCTGCTAATTTAATATATTCTTATACAGAAGATCCTAATTTTGCAGACCTATATTATGTAGGGGAAGTTAAATCAGTAAATGTAGAAGAATTAAAAGCACAATTTCCAGATTTATCATATGAGGATATGATAGAAATAGAGAAGTACCAAGGTAACAATAACTATGCAAGAACCTATAATGGGCAAAATACAAATGGCCCGGTGGTTCAAGTATTATATTTTGAATATAAAACATATTCAAACCAGGTATTTAAAATAAAACAAACAGAGCAAGGGTTAGAAAAAGCGTTAGTTAAAACTGACTTTTTTAATCCACCGCCAAATGATAATTTTGATGTAATTTCAAGAAGTATTGAGGTATTGTATTCAGGGGCTAAAATTTTAGGGCATAACAAAATGCTAGAATGGAAGTTAGCTGAGAACATGACAAGGCCTATTGCTGATACTACAAGAGTAGATATGAATTATGTTATTACTGCTCCTAGAATGTATCGCGGTAGAATTGAATCATTAGTAAGTAGAATTACTACATTTGCTGATATGATACAATTAACACATCTTAAATTACAACAAGTGTTGGCTAAGATGGTTCCTGACGGAGTATTTGTAGATGTAGATGGGCTTGCTGAAGTTGATTTAGGTAATGGTACAAATTACAATGCCGCAGAGGCTTTAAATATGTACTTTCAAACAGGTAGTATTGTCGGTAGATCTATGGCGCAAGACGGCGGAATGAACCCAGGTAAGGTACCAATCCAAGAATTACAAACATCTGCTGGCGGCGCAAAAATACAATCATTAATTTCAACGTACCAATATTATTTACAAATGATTAGGGATGTTACGGGATTAAACGAGGCAAGAGATGGAAGTATGCCTAATAGAGATTCATTAGTTGGATTACAAAAAATGGCAGCGGCTTCATCAAACACAGCAACAAAACATATATTAGATGGTAGTTTATTTTTAACACTAAGAATATGTGAGAATATATCTAAAAGAGTTGGTGATGTATTAAGCTATCCATTAACAACTAATGCTTTAAATCAAAGTATATCTGTATTTAATGTAGAAACTCTTAGGGAATTACAAAATTTAGAATTACACGATTTTGGTATATTTTTAGAATTAGAACCGGAGGACGAAGAAAAGAATCAATTAGAACAAAATATCCAGATTGCATTACAATCAGGCGGAATTGACCTAGAAGACGCTATAGAATTAAGACAAATTAAAAACTTAAAACTAGCTAATCAATCTCTTAGATATAAGAGAAAAAAGAAGATGGCTCAAGACCAGGCAAATCAGCAAGCTAATATACAGGCGCAAGCTCAAGCTAATGCTCAAACAGCGGAGGCTGCTGCAATGTTTGAAGTACAAAAACAGGAAGCATTGGCTCAAACAGAAATACAAATTGCGCAAGCGAAAAACCAATTTGAGATCCAAAAGATGGAGCAGGAAGCATCGTTAAAAAGAACTTTAATGGCTGAAGAGTTTCAATATAAAATGCAATTAGCGCAAATTCAAGCTCAAGCAATGGCAGGTAAAGCTACGCAATCCGAGGATAGAAAAGATGCTAGAGAGAAATTGAGAGGTACACAACAATCTGAATTAATTGATCAAAGACAAAATAATACAATGCCTAAAGACTTTGAATCCGCTGGATTTGATAATATGAGCGGGTTTGATTTAGCCCAGTTTGAACCAAAATAAATTACTATTAACTAATTTTATAATATTATATCATGTCAGAAACTGTAAAACAGGAGGGCGAGTTTAAGCTTAAAACAAATAAGCAAACGCCTAAAAAGTTAGCAAAAACAAATGAACCTATTAAGGTTGATTTAACAAATGCTAGAAAACAAGAAGAACCAACAAAAGTATTAATTACTAAAGATTCAGAAAATGCCATTCAAAAGCAAAGCACAGATGAAAGCCTGTTGGTCGATGAAGGATCCCAAATGGGACTGCAAGAAGTGGGCGAAGGAAACCCCGTCGACAAAGAAATTACCAGCCAAAGTGACGAAGAAGAAGTAATTTTAATACAAGAGATTACCGATGAAGAAGTAAAGCAAGAAGTTGCTAAAATTGAACAAGCGGTACAAGAGTATAAGGAAGAGAATACGGGTAAACCATTACCTGAAAATATAGAGAAACTAGTATCTTTTATGGAAGAGACAGGCGGAACTGTAGAAGATTATGTAAGATTAAATACAGATTATTCTAATGTTGATACCCACGTCTTATTAAAAGAATATTATAAAAGTACAAGACCACATTTAGATCAAGAAGAAATTGAATTCCTAATAGAAGACAATTTTGATTACGATGAGGATTTGGATGATGAGCGAGATGTCAAAAAGAAAAGACTCGCATTTAAGGAAGAGGTTGCAAAAGCAAAAACCTATTTGGAGACCGTTAAGAGTAAATATTACGACGAAATCAAGTTGAGACCCGGAGTAACTCAAGATCAACAAAAGGCAATGGATTTTTTCAATCGCTACCAGAAGGATCAAGAATCAGCTGAAGCAAGACACTTCAAATTTAAAACTGATACTAAAGATTTATTTTCTAACGAATTCAAAGGTTTTGATTTTAAGGTTGGAGAAAAAAATTTTAGGTATGGCGTTACAAATCAAGAAGCAATTGTAGAGAAACAATCTGATATTTCAAACCTAATTAAGAAGTTCTTAAATAAAAACGGTGAGATTGAAGATGTTAAAGGCTATCATAAAGCAATCTACGCGGCAGAGAATGTTGATACTATTGCAAAACATTTCTACGAGCAAGGCAAGGCCGATGCAATTAGAGAAGTTGTTGCTAAATCAAATAACCTTGTCACTGAGCCTAGAACTGTTGCAAATGCAAATGCATTTATAAACGGATTAAAGGTTAAAGCTATAAATGGTGTTGATACTTCAAAATTAAAAGTACAAACAAAAAGATTTAACAATTAAAAATTAAAATTATGTCTAACGCAAACCCAGTGTATGGTTCAATAGTTCCATCACAACAACAAATGACGTTGCAATCTAACTACCTAAACTTTACAGATGGTAGTGGAAAAAACTTTTCTCAGCAATATTTACCTGAAATCTACGAAGCTGAAGTAGAGCGTTACGGAAACAGAACTCTTTCTGGATTCTTACGCATGGTAGGGGCTGAAATGCCTATGTCTTCTGATCAAGTAGTTTGGTCTGAGCAAAATAGATTACATATCGCTTACAATAACGTAGCTGCGGTACAAACTTCTGCAACTAAAGTAACTCTTACAATTCCTGTAGGTGGAACACAAAGTGCAGGAACTTTGATTCAAAATGTAATTACTAAAAACATGACTATCGTTGTTATTGATCCTGTAACAGGACAAGACGTAAAATGTTTCGTTGGAGCATCTTCTGCTGATCCTGGTAGTGCATTAGCTGCTGGTGTTTTAGAAGTATATCCTTACAATGTTAACAACTTGGCTACTGCTGGAGTTGGTTTGGCAGGATTAAAAATCTTCGTTTATGGTTCTGAATTTGCTAAAGGTACTAATGGATCAGTTGGATCTATTAATCCTTCTTTCACTCAGTACAGTAACTCTCCTATCATCATTAAAGACAAATATCAAATCAATGGATCTGATACTGCCCAAATTGGATGGGTTGAAGTAGCTACTGAAGATGGCGCTTCTGGATTCTTATGGTATTTGAAAGCTGAATCTGAAACAAGATTACGTTTTGAAGATTATTTAGAAATGGCTGTTGTAGAGGGCGAATTAGCTTTAACTTCTGCTGGTGCTGCTGGTGCTTTCTTAACTGCTGCAAACGCAGGGGCTCTTGCTGGAACTGGATTTGATACTGCTATTAACCCAAAAGGTACTCAAGGTCTTTTTGCTGCTGTTCAACAAAGAGGGAATGTATTAGCTGGATTCTCTGCTGCTGCAGGACTTGCTGAATTTGATTCAATCTTGAAAAACTTGGATACTCAAGGGGCTATCGAAGAAAACATGTTGTTTTTAGATCGTCAAACTTCTTTGGATTTTGATGATATGTTAGCTTCATTGTCTTCTGGTGCTGCTGGTGGGGTTGCTTACGGATTGTTCGAAAATTCTGAGCAAATGGCATTGAACTTAGGTTTCTCTGGATTCAGAAGAGGATCTTATGATTTCTACAAAACTGACTGGAAATATCTAAATGATGCATCTACTCGTGGAGCAACAAACGGAGCTGGTCAATTAGGTTCTGGTATTGATGGTATCTTGGTTCCTGCTGGAACTTCTACTGTTTACGATCAACAATTAGGAACAAATATCCGTAGACCATTCTTACACGTTCGTTATAGAGCTTCTCAAGCTGACGACAGACGTATGAAAACATGGATCACTGGATCTGTTGGAGGTGCTTACACTTCTGATCTTGATGCAATGCAAGTACAATTCTTATCTGAAAGATGTTTAGTTGTACAAGGAGCTAATAACTTTGTATTGTTTACAAGCGTTTAGTATTAAACAACGGTAATTTACCCCTGTGTATTGCAGGGGTAATTATTACCAATTTATAAATTATTTAATTATATTATATTATGGCACAAGCTAAAAAAGAAAATGCTGTTTGGGAAATAAAAGACCGAACTTATTATGTAGCAACGCGTGAAACACCGTTAACACTTACAATACCTTCTAGACATACTAGGAAATATGCGTTATTATGGTTCGATGAGGATTTAAAAGCTCAAAGAGAATTAAGATATGCAACAAACCAAAACTCCCCGTTTATTGATGAACAAAAAGGAGAAGCCACTATGGGGCATATAATGTTTGAAGATGGAACATTATTTGTACCAAAAGAAAAGCAAAATCTGCAAAGACTTTTGTCTTTATTTCACCCAATGCTTAACAAGAAGTATAAAGAATACGATAAAGTTGAAGAAGCAATTGATGAATTAGAAGACTTAGAATTAGAAATTACAGCTTTAAATGCTGCGAAAGAAATGGACGTTGACCAATCTGAAGCAATACTTAGAGTTGAATTTGGAAGCGGAGTTGCAAAAATGACATCTAAAGAAATTAAAAGAGATTTAATTTTGTTTGCTAGAAACAATCCTTCTTTATTTATTGAATTAGCTAATGATGAAAATGTTCAACTTAGAAATTTAGCAATTAAAGCAGTAGAAGCAAATATTATAAGTCTATCACAAGATCAAAGATCATTTAACTGGGTAAGCAATAATAAAAAATTAATGACTGTCCCATTTGATGAAAATCCATACTCAGCTATGGCAGCATTCTTTAAGACTGATGAAGGTGTAGAAATCTTTAAGTCTATAGAGAAAAAACTTAAATAATACGTAATATTAATATATAGGCGGTTATTGTACATAAAACTGCAATAACTGCCTAAATATTATAATAAAGATAACAAATGGCAATAAGTGTAAATACGGTTTATAGAACTGTTTTATTAATAATTAATAAGGAGCAAAGAGGTTATTTAACTCCTGACGAATTTAATAAAACTGCAGCTCAGGTTCAATTAGAAATATTTAATGAATATTTTGAAGATTTAAATCAACAAGTTCGTGTACAAGATAATGATACAGAATATAGTAATCGTATAAAGAATTTACAGGAAAAAATTGCTATTTTCCAAACAGAAGGTACTTGCCCTCCTGTAGCAGGTGGCTTTAATATACCACCCGTGCTTGATTTTTATAAGTTAGGCACTGTAATATACAATGATGATAAAGAGGTCCAATACGTTCAGCCAAATGAAATATTGGAATTAAACCTATCTCCAATCACTAAACCATCCAAATATTGGCCGGTATATACATATAAAAATTTAATAATTAAAGTATATCCAGCCCCAAGTTCAGCGGATACTATTTCTTGTACTTATTTAAGAAAGCCAAGTAATCCTATATGGAATTTTACTAGTACCCCGCCTAATTATCAATATGTTTACAGTCCTCCAACTAGTATTACAAACCCTAGTGTTGACTTTGAATTACACCCAATAGAACAAACTAATTTAATAACAAGAATATTACTTTATTCAGGAATTGTTATTAATGATCCTCAAATTGTACAAGTTGCGGCGCAGCAAATACAAGCAGAAACCATTAATTCAAAAAGCTAATAAATTATGCCAATACCTAATAATGGTTTAATTACCGAAACAAATAGACAATATTACGAAGGAGCACAAGGATTTCAGGTTGATAATGTTGCTGGTCAAAACTCTTTTACCACAACTTTTAATACTGATTTAATATTTGGCGGAACAGGTTCTTGGGACCCAAATAATGTAAATTACGCTTTAAATAATTTTAAGTTATACACTAGTTCTACAGGTTTTCCTGGACAATTTAATGAATATGTTTCTAGTTTTAGTGTTAGTAATAATACTATATTAACAGCTGTAGCAATACCTAATAATCATTATGTAGTTGTTCAGTTAAAAATATTAGATGGCGGTAACTACGGAAACCCCTCTATACCAGGCAGTTATGCTTATGGAGATACTGTTGAAGAAAATTATGGTGGGTATTCATACTTAACTCTAAATGATGTTATAAATAACTTTATGGTGGCTTACGTTGGCGAAGGCAAATTAATACAATCTGTAAAAAGAACGGATGTTATATTTCACGCAAAACGTAGCATGCAGGAATTTAGTTATGATACTTTAAAAAGCATTAAATCACAAGAATTATCAGTGCCCGTTAATTTAAGCATCGTATTACCGCAAGACTATGTGAACTATGTAAAAGTTTCGTGGATAGATAGAGCTGGTATAAAGCACCCTATGTATCCTGTAAATAACTTAACTATAAACCCATATGAAAACCCTGTACAAGACACCAGAGGTATTCCAATACAAGATAATTTTGGCGATAATATTGATGGCACCTCTATAACTGAGGAGCGTTGGAAAACAAATTCAGCGTATGATTTTAATGACCAATATAACCAAAATTTTGGAGCATATGGATATGATGACTGGATATTACAAGGTTATTATGGACAAAGATATGGCACAGATCCACAATACGCTAATATAAATGGCTACTTTTCTATAAATGATAGGGAAGGTAAAATGTCTTTTAGTAGCGATATAGTTGGTAAATTAATAGTATTAGAATATATATCTGATGGCCTTGCTTACGATCTTGATACAAGAGTTCCTAAACTAGCCGAAGAAGCTATGTATTCTCACATTATTCACGCGATTCTTTCTTTAAGAGTTAACCAGCCAGAATATATAATTCAACGTCTTAAACAAGAGAAAAACGCTAAACTAAGAAATGCTAAAATTAGGTTATCTAATATTAAATTAGAAGAGATTACACAGGTATTACGAGGACAATCTAAATGGATTAAACACTAAAATTAAATGGCAGAAGTAAAAAATAGTTTTTTATCGTCTAAAATGAATAAAGATTTAGACAATAGGCTTATACCTAATAATGAGTATAGAGAAGCTTTAAATATATCTGTTGGAAAATCAGAAAGTGATAGTATAGGCGTTGCTCAAACGGTAGCTGGTAATGTAGAAATTAAAAACCTAGATGGCACAAAGTTTGAAACGTTGCCAGGCCTAACTTGTATCGGATTTTTTTCTGACAATAAAAACAATAGAATATATCAGTTTTTAACAGATTATGCGGATCCGGATCCATCGTTAATAACGTTACCGCCTGCTACTAAAACAATGAAAATTACTGTTTATGATCCGGCATTGTCTCCTAATTATTACACATTGGCATCCGGAACATTTTTAAATTTTTCTAAAACAAATTTAATAACAGGCGTAAATTTAGTTGAAGATTTATTATTCTTTACAGACGATAGAAATCAACCAAGAAAAATAAATGTAACAAGCGCTTTAAATAATCCTGGATATTATTATAATGAAACGCAAATTTCAGTTGCTAAATATTCACCAGTAGAGCCTATATCATTAATTAGAAAAGTAACAGCGGATATTTTATCAGGGTCTGGGACTACATATGTGTTAGAAAATATAGTTGGATCAGTTGCTGAGGTTATGCAACCAGGGGCTGCTGTATTGGTTACTAGTCCAACAGGGAGTAAAATAGTAAGCGGTTCAGAATATATATTTGTAAAAAGTTTTACTGGTTCAACTGTAACATTATATAGTGCGCCATCTAATGCAATAAATGCTGGTTATAAAATTATATTTTTAAATTCTACTATGACAGACCAAGCTGACGCCGTTGGCTGGCCTGGTGATCCTTCTTTTATAGAGGATAAATTTGTAAGATTTAGTTATAGATTTAAGTTTGATGATAATGAATATTCGTTATTAGCTCCGTTTACACAAATAGCTTATGTTCCAGAACAAAAAGGATATTTTATAGATGGCAATGAATCTGATGCTTATAGAAGTACAGTAGTTAAATGGTTTGAAAATAATTCTAACAATATAGAACTATTAATACCATTTCCTGATAAATGTAGCTTAGTGGCTGATTCATACAAAATAACGGAAGTAGATATTTTATATAAAGAGTCTGATTCAAATGTGGCGTTGATAATTGATACTATCCCAACCTCTGGATTCGCTAATATTAATAATTCTAATATATATACATATAATTATCAATCACAAAAACCATATAAAACATTAAACCAAGATCAAATAACGCGAGTATATGACAATGTACCAGTTAGAGCTCTTGCTCAAGAATCTGCAGGTAATAGAATAATATATGGAAATTTTCATACAACTTATGCGGCTCCAAGAGATATTGATTATAACACGTCGGTTACTCCTAAGCAAGATATATTTGATAGTTTTATAGAATACCCTAATCATACTTTAAAGCAAAATAGAAACTATCAAGTAGGATTTATATTGTCTGATAAGTTTGGGCGATCATCATCTGTGATATTATCTAGCGCCGATGCCTTAATAGCTTCTGGCAACCCTTCCGCATTAAGTATAGGTGGATCAACCGTGTATGCTCCGTACGAATCTAAAGGGCAAGCTAATTTTCCTGACGTTAAAGAATGGTTTGGGAATGCATTAACCTTGCTAGTGAACAAAGAAATAAGTTCTGATAGATATATACCTAACGGTACTCCTGGGTTATACGCAATACCGGCCGCCTCTAACGGATTTTCTATTACCGCCGGCGCGACTATTAACGTGTTAGATATACCAACAAATACATATAAATATACATTTACATTAGATACTTCAGTAGGTATTTTGAATACTGTTCCTGTTATTGGACAGCATTTAAGAGGAAAATATACTGATTATGTAAGCATAATAAATAGAACCGGATCAGGAAGCGGTCCATATGTTATTTATACAGATAAAGAAATTAGTAATTTATACTTATTTGATATTATATTAGGAGCCACAAAAAATATTAAATATGCATATATAATAAATGATATTGGGTGGTATTCTTATAGAATAGTTGTAAAACAACAACAACAGGACTACTATAATGTTTATTTGCCAGGCATGCTGCAAGGTTATCCTGAGGGGCAAACGTATGGGTCTGAGGTTGTATATACTGGCGCTACATCTACCGCTAATTCTTTTAATGGTATAAACACAACTAGTTTTCCAGTTGGAGAAGAGGGCAAGACTAGCCATATTGTATTAATAAATGATAATATTAATAAAGTGCCTAGGGATTTAACTGAGGTAGGGCCTGATCAAAAACAATATAGGAGTAGTGTTATATTATTTGGAAAAGTAGAGAACAAAGAAGCAAAGGTAAATATAGTTTCCGATGCCACCGTGACCGATTTTGAGGCTTATCAATTAACATATACTACAACAAATCCACTGAACGCTGGGGCCATTGCTATAAAAATTGGAGATGGTATACAAAACGATGGAGCAAATGCGCCTGTAGGTGGATTAACAAACCCTGACAGGTGGTATGCTGATACCGTAGTGACCTCCCATGTAATAAGCGGCACCACCGGTACAATAAAATGGTCGCCAAAAAATGTACTTAGAAACAGTACAAGTTTTCCCGCATACGCAAATTTTACAATTACAAGAGCTGAAAATACTCAATATTTTCCAACAAGAAAAGGAGATGTTGTATCATCTATAGCCACGTCTAAGGATTTTAATTTTCTTGAAAACGATGTAAACAACATAAAAGGAACATCGTCTATAAACTTTTACCAAAATCAAACCAATCCTTTAATAGGGCGAATAGCTACATTTAAACCTATTGGTGTGCCAGCCTTAGATATGATACCATTTCTAAGTGTTTATGAAACTACTCCAGAAACATCTGCATTAGCGTTGTTTTGGGAAACGGCAACAACTGGTTATATTTCTGACTTAAACTGGGATGTGTTAACTGGATTTGATGGGCCAAGTAGGCTTTCAGAGTTTGATTTTTTATTCTATGAAGACCAGAAATGGAATGCACTTATCCCGGATCCTGATGAAGGCGACCCAGATTCTAAGTATATAACTAGTTCTTGGCAGATTTTAAACGCGACAGGGATTCCGTTAGCGCCTACTAATATAGAACTTACTAATATTAGCCCAAATTCTAGTATTAACTTGCCAAAATTTGGCATTGATACTGTAGCTGTTAATACCTATAGACTTTATATAAAAGATTACTTTGTATTTGATTCAGGAGCAAACACTAACTCCAATTTTACTTTTGAAATAACTGTTACTTATGGCGGTACTACATATCCGTTATATATTACAGGTAGATTAAGAAATAAACCTCCTAAATTTAAACTTCCTGAAAATGACTATAACAGAACAATAAGCAAGGTAACAGGCCCTATTGTTACTGTTACAGCTGAAAACGGCTCTAGAGGCTCTTCGTTAGAAGGCAACTCTTTAAGTTGGGATATTATTAATGGCAATAGTTCTAATTATTTTGATATAGGTGCTACAAATGGGATAGTAAGTTTAATAAACTCAGCTATTCCAGTGGGAGCATATACTTTACAAATTAGAGTAAGGGACGCAATGAATATTGCAAATATTCCTCCAACGCCATTAATAAATTTAGAGCTAGATTTTGCTACTCAGTCCGCGACTATAGACATAGTCATAACTGTTGGCGAAAAAACAATTAACCCAGGCCTAGCTTATTTTAATACAATATACCATAACTACCCTGCTACTCCAAGAAGTTTTGTTTGGAATGTTGCTGATCCTATTTATAGTGACGGTACAGAAATTACATGCGCCCCTATTATTGGGCAAGGAGTTGGAGCCATTTATATTGGAACTCAAAACATAACTTTAGATGCTAATGGGCAAAGTCCTGATCTGCCTATTTTTACAGACATTACTACCGGAGAAGATATTAAATATCAAAGATTTATAAATGTTGAAGTAGCAAATGGTAAGACTTTTGGCAGTGTTGATCCGCCATTAGGACTTGTTCAAGGGGAAATGCAGTTCGAAGTAAGTAATTTTATAGCCGCTAATCAAGGGCAAGATAGAACTAATAATTGCGGTGTTTTCTTATACTATAGGGAAGATCCTTCATACCCATGGGTTGCTACAAAAGATTCTAATGGTGTAATTTCTTTAGGTAATCCATATCCAAACTCAGGAGTTACAGGCGAAGCGGGGCTTCGTATATTGGCTGGTCAAACTCCAACGCCTCAATCTACTGTTGATTTTAATATTACCGCTCTTAATCCAAGTAATGTTGGAGGTGTTTGGGCTGGTGGGACTGGTGAAAAAATCACAAAGCTTGTTGTAAATACACCTGGAGAATATTGTTTGGTAATTAATAATTATGAGTATATAAATACTGAAGTTGGAGTAATATCGCCAGATACATTTAATTGCAATGACGGTTATCAAGCTGGTATGAATGTAATAGTTAAAGATGCCAACTATGATTATAGTGGACCGGCCAATGATCCAGGTGATCCATTGCCATCAGTTCCTCAAAAATATTTTGTAGCTGGTAGAGAATTTTCATTGAGTCCGGTTATTTTAGGAAATCCTACCGGCACGCCTTTGTACACTCAGAACGCAGTTAGTGGATTTGCCTCATCAATTGGCGCAATACCGGCTAGTACGGGTGTAATAAGCGGGAATAGATTAAATTTAGCATCAGCAAATGCGCAGTTAGTAAAAGGAATGGTTTATAGAGGCGTTTCCTGGAATAGTGGTACTGCAACCGCAACATCTAATACTGTAAGTTTTGTCACTACAATTACTATGACTGGAGG